AGCCTCAGGCCCATAGCCCCACTCTTCCACCGTCATCTCGCGGTTAAGCTTGTTCTGGCGCGGCGTCAGCTCGATTTCCGGCAACCCGCCCAACTCGCCTAAACGCTTGGCAAAGTCTTCAAACATCAGGACACCTCGCGGCCAGACACGCGCATGGTTAGCGAAGTTGCCGCCCCTGCGATAGTGGAGATGAAGCTGCCCGCCTCAAGAACCTGTCCCACCAGTTCGGGGCAAAGGTACGTTTCGTCAGGGACGATGGTCCGGTTATCGATGATCAGGTTGGAGTTGCCCGCCGATCCGCTGACCGTGACAAGGTTAACCGACAGCGTGACGTTGGACGCTGACGTGTTGGTCACCGTCGCCTTGTCAATGATCGCGCGAACGCTGGTTGCCGTGTATTGCGCGGTTTGCGCGTTTTCCAGCTGCTTTGGCGGGACCAGTACCCTTGCCGTCACGGCCATGATCAGTCTCCGATATTGTTAGTTACAGTCACAATTACTGACGGGATCGCCGGAACCGGAGCCGCAGCGGTAAACCTTTTGATCTCCACCGCCGTATCATTAACCGCCCAGCGATACTCTATGTAATCGCCAGCCTTGAGCTTGAACACGTAATTCCACGCCGCGACGTTTTCCGAATTGTTGCCCTCAAGTCGAAGCCGGGTTGCGCTCTCGGCGACGTCCGTGCCGTTTTTCCTGTACCAAAGGTAAAACAGCCCCTTGCCGCCCGTGGTCTTGTCTAGCTGGATTGAGTGCTGAAAGTTGTAAAGCCCGGCCTGATCAACCGTGATCTGCGTACCTGACAGATAGACGCCAAAGCTTAAATCAGTATTGGACAAGCTCACCGTGTAAGCCGTGTTGATCGCGGCGGCCGTCTGCGTGTAGACGTCGTAAAACGTCCCGTAAGCCTTGCGCGGCGCGGGTATGATTGGAGGGGCAAGGGCCAGCCCCTGCACCGTGTCGGCCAGCCGCGTCAGGATGGCGTTGGTAACCTCTGCCTGCGGTTGCCCGGCCCCGAGTGCCAAAGTGTTAGCCTCAATCGCCGCATTCAACGTGGCAATGTCATCGGGCGCTAACTGGCCCGTCACCGCGAAAAGCCGTTCAATCGCCCGGATTGCTTCGGGGTCATTACCGACAAAGGCGGCAATCTGTTTTCTGGTCAGGAACTTCTGGTCAGCCATTACCAGGCCAGCGGCTCTAACCGCGCCTCCAGCCGTGCGAAACTCAGGAACGCGTCAGACGTCCCGCCAAAGCGTTGCAGGCGCCAGTTGCGGAACGCTCCCTGCTGCAGCCAGACCAGCCGCTTGGATCGATCGCCGATCTTGCCGGCGTGGATGAATTTCTGCTGGCTATAGGTCACGCCATCCTGGCTGTAGGACGTCGATATCTGCGGATCCGCCCCAAGCGCCACGCGGCCGGTAAGCGCCACCAGCTCGAGTTCGTGCACCACCACGCCGCGGCTCTCGTTGTAAATGATCTGGGTCTGAAAGTTCCAGCCGACCGCCTGGCCCCAATGGGTTGAGATGTCGTCAACCAGATAGCCAAACGATGCTGACTGCGTGTCGCCCGTGTTCCAGCGGCCATAGGCATAGACAAGCTTGCTGGAACGATAGGCGCCGACGCCGGACAGGCTGGACGAGAGGCAATACCATACCGGCTGCTGCACCGCCGCGCTCGCTGCGCCATCATACACCAATGTTTTGTCTGGCAGGTGGATCAGCAGCTGCCGATGATCGCGATCCGTGCGGGTTTCCATGAAGGATGCCGCAAGTTGCGCCTCGGTATAGTCAGCCAGCACAATATCGATCTCGCGCGTGCTGATCTTCTGCGAATTGCCGTTCACGCCCAGCCAGACGGCAATTCCCTCGCCCATTCCGCCGCCGATAAAGGCGATCTGGTCGAGAAACATGCAATTCGCATTGACCCCGACGCTTCCCCGCGTGATCTGCGCGCCTGCAATGCGCTCAAACGGGAAGCCAGTGGTTCCGACGTTTTGAAAAACTTCGATGGTGTGCCGGTTGACGGCGTAAATCTCATTCCGCAGCTTGATCAGCCCGACAACAGGGTCGGGATCGATCTCTGATGAGCCGTATTTCAAAGGATCAACGGCAAACGGGTTATTCAGTTCCGTGATTACGAGAAATTCCCCGTCAGTCGTCATGAAATACCCGTCCACCCAGACGACATCCACCACGGTTCCAAGGTCCGGGTCGGTATTCTGCGCTAGCGTGGTGCCGTCATAGAGGTAAAGCGATCCATTCGCCGCGATTGCGAGATAGTCGAAGGAATAGACCATGATCGCGCGGTCACTGCCGGGGATGGTGCCGATCGTCGTCACCGCGCCCGTCGAACTGATGCTGACAAGGCTCGTTCCCATAACGCGATACAGGACGTTATTCCACTCAATGCCGCCGCGATCCAGGCCCGGCCCCGTGCCATTCGCCACGATGCCATCCGCCGGCCGCAGGTAGCCATTGCTGATGCCCTGCGCTTGCACGACAGGGACCAAATTCAACGGGTAGGACACGCGGAAGTCTGCGTTTCCATCGCTGTAGGCGCCTGAGAGGATCGGGATTTGCAGGCTAGTAGCCCCCCTCGCCTGCAATGATGTGAGCCGTTGTGGTTGACGTCGCTGTGATGTAGGCGACGTGCGTATGATCCTGCGGCTTTGAGATGAAAACCTGCTGATTAGGCTGGACCAGCATGTCAGCCGTCGTTGCCACCACGTCAGACAGGCCGGTGCGGACGAAAAGCGCGTTAGTGCCTGCCGTGTTGGTAACGGCTAGGGATTTGTTGCCGACGCCGCAAGCCGACGCGGCTGACGTCGTGGTGACGCTCGCCACGACAACGCCAGAGCCGAACGCGGGCGCGAATGCCTGGTTGATCATTTCGTTACCCCTTGCAGCCAGCTCTGATACTTCGGATGTTCAAGCGCCACGAGCCGGTCAAGCTGCTCGTGCGTCATCGGGATTTGCCCGATCAGCATATTCCGAAGCGAAGCAAACTCGCCAAGAATACGCGCCTTGAGCGCCGCGTGATCTTCGTCCGGGTAGGCTTCAAGCAGCGCCTCGGCTGGCGGCTCGCTTGGCTGCTGCGGCGCGGGAGCCTGCAGCGCCTCAAGCTCCTCAACACGGCGCAGCAGGAAGGCAATCTGATCGTCCCGCGGATCGGCTTCAAACACCGGCGCCGTAGCAGCCTCGGCCAGCGTTCCGGACGTCACCGCGTCCCAATGCGCCTTATAGGCATCGCCATAGCGCGGCGGCTCCTCCGGTATGTCCATCCGTTCGCCGCGTATCACAGCCCGCACCTGCGAGCGCCACGCGCGCCAATCCGGGCTGATCGTTAGCCCCTCGTCTGCCGCCTTGGCGTCGATGTGGTCAACCGCCTTCAGCGTGCGCCAGGCCAGCGCCTTAAGCTGCCCGTGTTCGTCTTCGGTCATCATGCCGGCACCACCGATCCAGAGCCATCCGCGATATACCAAGGCGAGGCTGCAGCCGACCCGCTCGACACCATCAGGCGATTATTGGTGGTGTCATAGACCACTTTGCCCGTGACCTTGCTCGTCGTGTTGATCGCATTGGCAACCGCCGCGATCGATGCCGCGGCGATCGATTGCAGCACTAGGCCGCTTGTCATGGTCTGCTGGGCGCTGAACGTCTGCGCCGAGGCAAGCAGGGCAAATCCCGCCGTGTTGCTCTCGTCCAACCTGTACCACGTCGAGGCTAGGGAATTGAACTTGAACCTGACGGCGCCGTTCTGGGCAATGCCAACGGGCGCACCCACGATCGACGCGCCATTGCCCGAAAAGGTCAGCGCCGTGACGGCTTGCGTCGAGACGATCAGGATTTCCTGGTTATCCGTCACGCTGGACAGCAGCGGGAATGTGATCGTTCCCGCCGCATAGGCTGCAAGCGGGGTCAGGATTAACCATTGGTTGTTGGTGTTGTTCAGCAGGGTCGTCGTAAACCCGGTCGCCGCTGGCGCTGAATACTGCACCACGAACTGGCCGGCAGAGAAAGTGAGCGCGCTTTGCATGTAGGCTTGCAGCGCCGTCAGGCTGGTCTTGCGCGTGTCGCTGTTGTTGGCTCGCCAGATCGGCAGAAGATCGCCCGCCGTGAGCGTGTCCGTAGAGGATAGCTGGTTGATGTCCGTCAATTTAGCTCTCCAAATCCAGCGCCGCGTCAGGCCCGACCGTTAAACCACGATCCTCCTGTTGTAGGAATGGGTCGCCGTTAACGCGCCAGTATTTCGTTCCAGCGCCGGCCGGGACAGCGTTCACGTCAATCAGCCTTTCCGGAATAGTCGAGCGACGGCTGAGAAGCGCCATGTAAGCCGAACGCGCCGTGGCCTTGGTATCGGGGCTAACCGTCTTGCCCAGCAGAGGCGCAAGGCGAATGGCAAGATTGCTGACGATGGCTTCGATGGCTTCGTCAGTAACGGTTGCGTCCTGATCCAGATCGCTGTCGCCAGGATTATCGGCAAGCGGATAGCCGATGCGCAGGCCCCGGCTGTTCCACGTCGCCATCATGTTGTCGAGGCGGCGCAACCCGGCTTGTAGCTGCTCGGGCTGCAAGTCGAATACGTAGCTTGCCAATCCGACTTCTTCAAAAGCGCCCGTCACAATCTCCCGCTTTGTCCAGCTCACGGTTGGGGCTCCGGATCAGAGGCAGGCTCTGGGGCAGGCTCTGGGGCAGGTTCCGGCGCCGGCTCAGGCGCTGCAGCCTCAGCCGCCTCCTGCGCCTCAAGCGCCTCAATGATCTTGTTCGCCAGCGTCTTGTCAGACCAGCGCTTATCGACCGTCAGGCCGATCTCTGCCGCCTTGGTCAGCATCTCGTCCCGCGTCGGCGGGGCGTTGTCGGCAGGCTCAGGTTCCACCACGATGGCCACGCGATCCGGCGCGGGGTTCAGGTACGCTTCAGCCGCTTCCGGCAGCGTGGCAAACCAACCGTCAGCAAGCGCTTTGTCGAAGGCCTTTTTGTCAGCAACGCCAACGCTCTTAAACGTGGTGTGCGGCGGTCCCGGACGATCGCCAGGGCAGCGGTAAACGATGGTGGGGAAATCGGTCATTTGGCCTTCCGCTTTGCTTTCTTCGCCGTGCTCAACGCAATGGCAATTGCCTGTTTCTGCGGCTTGCCAGCCTTCATCTCGGTCGAGATGTTCTTGGATATCGTCTTGGGGCTGTAGCCCTTCTTCAGCGGCATAGCGTCCTCCAAAGAGTAACCCCGGCCCTTTCGAGCCGGGGTCTGTAAGTTAGGCGATCCGGTACGTCACGAACGTCGCCGCAGCAGTCTTGCGGGTCCTCCAGCGTGCGGAGTTGCCGTAGATGCCGCCCGTCGAGGCGTTGGCAGACTGGACGATCGGGTTGCCAACGATGGTGTGGGTGGCGCCCGCCGTCAGCGTGATCGTATCAGCCGAAGCAGCCGACAAGTTGAGAAGCGACCAGTCAAAGTACTCGTTCACCTCAAACGAGGTCGCCGCGTCCAGCAAGGCGCCGGTCGGCAGGGTGTAAGCCTGCGTGGCGCCCGCCGCGTGCGTGCCGGTGATCAGGTTGGTCAGCAGTTCAGCCGATGTCAGGGTGACAGCCGTCGTTTTGGCTGTCGGGTCAGGCTGGACGCCGTTGTCCGTGCGCCACTGCTTCACGTTCGGGTCGGTGCCGACTTCGTATTGAGCCGACAGGCCGCCGCCCGCGTCGATGATGATCGTGGCGCCACCTGTGAAGGTGCCGAATACGGTCTGGCCATTGATGACGGTGCCGATCAGGGTCGAGGCGTCCGGATAGTTGGCAAAACCGGACGTGCGATAGACCTGAACAGCGCCTTGCGATGCAACCGCGATCTTCTGCGTTGCGGTGAGAGTGACGGAGACACGGCCGCCGCCGGTGAGAAAGGAACTCATGTGCGATTGCTCCGTTAGGTCTGGCTGAACATGATCAGGCCGCTCATCATGGGCTGCTTGTTAACAACCCCATAGAGCGTGTCGAGGCGATACTTGGTCCGCATCGTGTTGATGTCGTATTGCTTCTGCATGACCAGTTCGATGCCCTGGTCGGTCGCCGCACGCATGACGGCAGCGCCGGCATCCGTCGGGACCGCATAGCGACCCGGCAGGATCTCGATGCTGTCCTTGAACCAGAACGGGTTCTGGAAGGCTGTAACGGTGTTGAGGAAGGTGATCGCCGCCGTGCCGGATGTCGCCGTCACAACGCAATTCTGGTACTGGGTTTCAGCATCCGACGCGCCCTGGTTCGAGATGATCGGCGGGCTGATCACAAGCGTCGTCGAGGACGGAACCGAGATAACCCGGAACGTCATCGGCTGGCCGGTGTCCTGCTTCGTGATCAGGTGGCACGAGTTGACGTTTGCAATCGTGAACGCATCGCCAGCAACCACGGATGTAGTCGAGCTGATGGTGACCGTCTGATAGCGGTTATCGACGTTCGACGTTTCGCCGGTCGTGGCAACAGAGGTTGCCTTCGGTACCCAGTAGTTACCAGCAGCCGCAAGCGTGCTGATGGTAAGGCCAGCGCCGCCGGCCGCAGCCGTCTTGCGGTTGGCATAGTCCAGCTTGTACGTCTCGAAGGACGCCACCTGCCCGACGAACCCGCGACGCAGCGCTTCGTCGGAAATCGAGTTGCCGAACGAACGCGTCGACACAGCAAGGTTGGACGCCATGCCGTTATAGTCGCGGGTGCTCAATGCGAGATAGCGGTTGTCCATCTGCACGCCGCGCTCGTTCATGATCGCCTCACAAAGTGCGACGTCATCAAAGCCAGCCGCAGCCGCAGAGCGCTTGACGAAAAGCGTACCCTGGTTGGCGGCAACGTTCATCACGCTGACGTTGATGTCGCTGGCCAGCTTCTGCTTGGCAGCATCGCCGAGGCGGCCTTCCTGCAGGGCGTCGCGCAGTTCTGTCGCGGTGAGCACGAACGGGACCGAACGCTGAAAGCCGATCGTGGCAGGCACGGACAGCTGCGTGTAGTCGTCAAAGTTGGTCGTCATGTCGGTGCCGGCGTAGCTCGTCGCAATGTACGGCTGCGGGCGCCACATGACGTTATTGGTGCGTTCCATTGTCGTCTGGTCCGTGTTGAACACAGCGACGTTGCGGGAGAGGACGAGTGCGTCTTGGAAGCCTTCGAGAATGTTCTCAAAAGCGACCCTTTCTTCCTTCGAAAAGCCGTTAGGCATTGATTTCGTTCCTGTTTTCCATTAACCGCGCTTCGCGGCAGCCTGGCGCTTGTAGGCCATCACCTTGGTGAAATCGCCCGTCTTGCCCGCTTCCTCGCGCAGTCGTTCCAATGTGTTGTCAACCGAGCCAGACTTGGGAGCGTTGCCGCTCGGGATCTGTTCTGGCGCCGCTGACGGCTTGCGTGATGTGACTTTCAAACTTGCCTCCAGCCTTCCAATTGCCGCAGCAAATGCGACCGGGTTCTGTATCGCCGCCAGTTCGGCGGCCTTCTTGGGGTTCTTTCCAAGCGCATAGATCAACAATGCAGGCTTCTCCGCGCCGTCGAGGATGATGCCCTGCTGCGTCACTGACAGGGTGTCAGCAATAACAGCTTCAGCATCGTCGAAGTCACGCGCCTTCAGTTCGGCTTTGGCGGTGTTGTAGCCATTGATCTTGGCCTCCCACGCACCTTTAGCCGCGTCTGCTTCGCGTTGACGTTCGTTCGCTTTCTGATCGTACGCGGCCTTGGCCTTGTACCAATCGTCAAGCTTTGCCTCGTAAGCGCCGGTGTCATAGTCCACATCGGCAAGCGTCGGTTTCTTTGGCGGGGCGGTCGTTGTCTCACCCTGCGGCGCCGGTGCCTGCGTGTTGCGTTCCAGTTGACGTATGCGCTTCTGGTATTCGCGGTTCTGCTTGCGAAGCTCCTTGACCCATTCCGGTGCTTGCTGAGTTTGTTCAGCGGCCGGATCGGGCTGTGGTTCTTCGTTGCCGATGCTGACAACGATCTCTGTTTCGGCTTCTTCCGCTGGGGGCGTCTCGCCCTCCGCAGCGGGCTCCGGGGGCGTCTCGCCTCCGTCAAGCAGCTCGGTTTCGATCTCGTTCGGGTCTAGCATCTTAGCGCTTCCTTGCTCAGTCACTTGATCCGGCTGACTGGTGTACCGGCTAAATCAATCGTCCTAACCCAATAACGGCCAGCAGCAAATCTGCCTCAGCGTCATAATTTGCCATGAGCAGGTCCAGCACGTCTTCATCGTCTGCCAGTATGGCATCCGGTTCCCGCGCCGCGTCCTGCAGATCCTGGCTTTTCTGGCGCTCAATCTCGCTGCGGAACTGCTTTTCCCGCTGCACCGCCTCGAGCTTGGCCAATTCCCGGCGCAGGCTTTCGACCTGCTGGACCTCACCAGTGTAATCCTCCAGCTTCTTCGCAATCCGCCGCGCCTGCGGACGATCGGACGCCGCCAATTCCCTTGCGATCGACGCCAGCCGTGCGGCCTGCGCGAGTTGCATTTCCCATTCATGGGCGGGACTTGGCCGGCGCGAACGGTTGCCCGGTCCACCGCCGCCGACCACTTCCGGGCCGCTTCCGGTTACCGTGGGGGCGTATCCGGTCAGGGATAGCGCGCCAAGGCCTGGGGAGACGGAGGCGCTGACGTCTGCCGAAACCGTGGGGGCGTATCCCTGCAAGGACAACGCGCCAGCGCCGGGCGTGACCGTCACGTTTACCGGCGCTGCGGATGTTGTGACCGTTGGCGCGTATCCGGTCAGCGTCAGCGACCCGACACCCAACGCCATCAGGGCACTGGCGACGATCGACGGCGCAAACCCAGTCAGCGTCAGCAGGCCACGCTCAGGCGCAACCGTGACGTTTACAACGCCAGCAAACAGACGAACGTCGTTCGGGTTGGCTTCGGCTGGAACCGTAAATAGCCGAACGTCACTCACGGATAGACAGCCGTCAGCGTGTTCACGCTCGTGCCCGCAACGTCAGGCGATCCGGCCTTGTACGCCCGCACGAAATAGGTCTGCGAGTTGCCGTTTACGATAAACGTGTAGTTCCCCGATCCGTCCGACGTGGTGTGAGCGACAAGCGTATCCTCGGAGTTCAGGAACAGGTCCACCTCACAATTAGCCAGCGCCACCCCAGAGCTGTCCCGCGTCACGCCCGACAGTGAGAACGTGCCAGTGAATGTCGGGGCTTTTAGCAGCGGCGTCGAGAACAGCGAATGCCCGATGCCGCCGATTGGAACGCGGCGGGGGCCAAGTTCGACGTACTCCGCCCCAGTGTTCGCGGCCAGTTTGGTCAGGCCCGTGTTCGTCATCGGACACATGTTCGCGCCGAAGCGCGTCATCTGACGCGGGCGCTGCGTGAGTGATCCGATGCGGGGCATGGGCTAGTTGAGGTCTTCAATAAAGAACTGATGACAGGTGATCGAGTTCGCCGCGTTGGCCACCGACCACGTCCCAAACAGGTCCACGAGCTGCGCCGCCGTGCTGTCAAATCCGGTGCCGACCGCAGGCGCTGCGTTATATGGCAGGACATGCTCGCCAGCGCCGCCCGCAGTTGGCGCGGGAGAGCCGATAACCGCGTGACTGATCCACATGCCCTGACCCAAAACGTTGGCGGTTGTGGTTGCGCCGACCGCGCGCACGGTTATTACTGAGTCGTAAATCCAGCCGACGTTGGTCTGCGCCACGATGTTAAGCGTCATTGCGCCAGACGAAAACACGTTGACGGAGCCAAAGCGCAGATCAAGCGTCAGCGTGCCGGGCGTCGTGACAACTGTGCTGATCCTGCCCGACGCCCTGACGCGGAACATCTTGCCCGCGAACAGGTAGTTCGCCGGAAGCGTCGGCTTGGCGATAACCGGCAGGATGGATGTCGCCGTCGTGGTGTTGGTTAGCGCCGAACCGTCCGCAATCGAGTTGAGAAGGACCGCGATATATCCCTGTTGCATTGTGGTTCCCTATGCGAGTGTGAATACGCCGCTGGCGTTGATGGTTATTGTGAGAGTTCCGGCCGTCGTGCTGACTGACCCGCCGCCCGTGTCCAGGTCCACAACGCACAAGAGGTCGTCGTTGGTATTGTTGGCGTAGATGACCGCATACTTGGCGGTGATCGTGCTGGCAGTCCAAGCCTGATCATCGACATCGAATGTGATCGTGCCGCTCGCCTGCGTCCATGTAGCGGTCAGCGTCTTGCCGCCGGTCGTGTAGCCCGTGCCGACCACTTCCGCCGTAAGGTCAGAATACCGACAGTCAGTGGACGTGCCAACGAATGTCGCGTCCAGCGCCTGCGCAGACGTGGTCAGCGCCATGAGAAACGTCTGCGTATCAAGGTCGAACGTGCCGTTGGCAAGCTTGAGCTTGGCCCTGTTAAAGACGATCCATGAGCCTGCGGCCATTAGTCGGCACCTTCAGTTTCAATTATGGATATCCGGCCCTTTTCGCGCACCACGCGCTTGGTGCGGGACAGCGCCTTGATGGCCTTATCCGCGTTCTCGCTGGTGACTGCCGCGAACTGGCCAACCGCCTGGGTCATCTGCCCGACTGCATCCCCAATCACGGCAACGCTTTCGCTCAGGCCCGTCACCGCCTGTTGGATGGCGGCGCTGGCTTGCATCATGGTATCGTTGGTCATCCGCTCGGCTTTGAGCTGCTCAACCTGCGTGTCGGTCGCGTCGGCTTTGTTCTTGCGCACGCGGTTCTCAAGGCGCAGGGCTTCCAGCTCGAGTTCAGCTTTCTCGTCGCGGGGCTTGGGCGCCGCTGCCGCATCACCCTCCATCCCCACGCCGGTAAGGATTTCGATGGTCTGCGCTCGCGTCTTCTCCGCCGTGGCAAGCGCTGCCTCGGTGTCTGCCTCCGCCTTGGCGGCCTTGGCGCGGGCTTCCATTGACAGGCTCTCGGCAAGTTGCGCCTGCGGGTCGGGTTGGCTCTGCATGGCCTCAAGCTCGGCCTGCATCGCCGCGGCTTCTTCCTCGTTCGGCTCAATGACGCCCAGCTTCAGCAACTGCTTGCGGAAGTATTGCTGCATGTCCGCAAGGCCTTCGCCTTCCATGTTCATCATGGCCATGCTGCCGAGGATGGACAGCGTCTGCGGGTCCTGCGTGATCTGCATCATGCCGGTGATGGCGCGGACGACAGCAGCGCGCCGGCTGGTCGTGCTTGGCCCAACGTCCACCGCCACATCAAACTTGGCCTCGGCTATGTCGTTCTCCGTCTCGATCGCGCCGGTCTCTTTGTTGACCATCGGCCGGGCAAGTTCGACCGTGCGCGGCTCGCCTGTGGTCTGAATGGCTTTCATCTTGCGATTAGGCTCGACGTAAATTTCACGCGCCATCGACAGCCAGACTTCGCCGCAGCGCTTCACCGCCTTCCCGAAGTTGGACAGGTAGATAAACGTCTGCATGTCAAGCTTGTTCTGGATCAGCTCGACGGCTTTGCCTGACATGT